GCTGAGGCTACACTTCTTGTTTACTTCAATAATCCTGTTGGTATTGGAGAACACCCACAACATTTAGAAGAAATGGATAAGTTCATTGAAAAGATGACAAATGCTAAAGATAAATTAGAAATGTTAGAAACAGTTTATAAGTATAATACCAAGAGAGACGAAATGTTTGAAGTAACTGAAGAAATGTTAAAAATAATAAAAGAAAAATAAAATGGCGATAAAAAAGAATGATTTTAGTTCATTAAAGAAAAAGTTTTCTACGTCGGCAAAATACAAACCACAAAGATTTTTTGATCTTGGAGAACCGTTTTTAGATGCTGTTGGATTACCCGGACCCGCTATGGGACATATTAATATGTTCTTGGGACATTCAGATACAGGTAAAACAACCGCACTTGTTAAAACTGCGGTGGATGCACAAAAGAAAGGAATACTTCCTGTGTTTATTATTACGGAACAAAAATGGAGTTTTGAACATGCAAAACTTATGGGGTTTGAATGTGAAGAAGTTGTTGATACAGAAACAGGTGAATTGGAATGGGATGGTTTTTACATCTTTAATAATAACTTTGATTACATTGAACAAATTACAGATTACATTAACGATTTGTTAGATGCTCAAGAAAAGGGCGATTTAGATTATTCACTTTGTATTATGTGGGATTCAGTTGGTTCTGTCCCTTGTAAAATGACTTATGAAGGTAAGGGTGGTAAACAACACAATGCAAGTGTTTTGGCTGACAAAATTGGTATGGGCATTAACCAAAGAATTTCAGGTTCACGTAAAGCGGATTCTAAATATGAAAACACCCTAATCATTGTTAACCAACCTTGGGTAGAGCTACCTGATAATCCATTCGGGCAACCAAAAATTAAAGCAAAAGGTGGTGAAGCAATTTGGTTAAACTCATCTTTAGTTTTCTTGTTTGGGAATCAAAAAGGCGCAGGAACAACTAAAATCACCGCAACAAAAGACAAACGAACAGTTAAGTTTGCATCAAGAACAAAAGTATCGGTTATGAAAAACCATATCAATGGACTTGGATTTGAAGACGGTAAAATCATTGTAACACCACACGGATTTTTACCAGGAAAAGAAGCGTCCGAAGAAAAGGCTTCAATTGAACAATACAAAAAAGAATATGCTGAGTATTGGAAAGAAATAATCGGAGTTGATGGTGACTTTGATTTGAAAGCAGAAAAAGAAGAAGTAGAGTAAGAACCCTGTAATAATACAGAAATGACAAAGACGTTATTGGTTGACGGAAACAACCTATTAAAAATTGGATTTCACGGTGTTAAAGATTATTTTAATAATGGTGAACACATTGGTGGACTTTGGCACTTTCTAAACACATTACGTCGGTTTATAGACGAAGAAAACTTCAGTAAGGTTGTTGTATTTTGGGACGGAGAAACTAGTACTTCACAAAGAAGGTTAATCTACCCAAAATACAAACTTAACCGAAGAGCCCCTGAAAATGAATTAAAGGAAGAATCATTCAACAAACAAAAACATAGAGTCAAGGAATATCTTGAAGAGATGTTTGTTAGACAAGTTGAATTTCCAAATTCAGAGGCAGATGATTTAATCGCATATTATTGTCAAATCTCTAAAGGAGAAGATAAAACAATTTTCAGTGGAGATAGAGACTTAACACAACTTATCTCTGATGATGTTAGTATCTACTCACCTAATACAAAAAAGTATTATAAGAAAGGAGATAACATCAAATTACACGATATTGAAATCCCCCACTATAATGTAAAAACATTTAAAATTTTATCTGGAGATAAATCTGATAATATTGATGGTATCTATTATTTGGGTGAGAAAACTTTTGTTAAATTATTTCCTGAGATAGTTGAAAAAGAAATTTCTTTTTCTGATATTTTAACAAGAGGTGAGGAACTACTAAAAGAACAAAAAGACAACACAGTATTAAAAAATTTATTAACAGGTAAAACAAAAGAAGGTATTTTTGGAAATGAGTTTTTTGAAATAAATAAAAAGATAGTCGATTTAAGTAACCCATTAATTACGGATGAAGGTAAAAAACTTGTTGAGTTATATTATACCGAGTCTTTGGATCCTGATGGTAGAGGTTATAAAAACCTAATACGGATGATGATGGATGATGGGTTATTTAAATTTTTACCTAAAATCGATGAACAGTGGATTTATTTTTTAAAACCATTTTTAAAACTAACAAGAAAAGAAAAATCAAAATTCAAAAAAAACAAGTAAAATTATGAAAGATCAAAATGAAGTAACCAAAGTGGAGTTTTTAATCACATTGAATGACAACTTTGTAGTACAAAGATTTTTTAACGTAAAAGGGTATAATCCAAATTCAAAAAACAGTATGGATTTATATAGTTACATTAAAAGTTTATCTAATGAATTACAACAAAAATTAAGAAACAAATGTGTTGTTTATATGTTAGAAAATCGATTCCAAATTGAAGAAGATTCTTCAATACTTGAGACATCAAATACAGAAGGTCCTGAAGTTTTTAACATTATTTTAAAAGTCGGAAATGAGACAATTTGTCATAGAATCATAGACGCAAAATTATACCCACCAAAGGTAAGATATACGCTGGATATACGTCCATCCATAAAAACCATTTTGAGAGACATAACTGACATTTTATCAGACAAAAATTTAACATATAATTATTTAAATTATTCACTCGTTTAATGGTATTTATTATTGAATCATACTTAAATCTATCAATATGTCAGACAAAAAAAACTTCGGTTACTTAGGAAATACTTTTCAAATTCAATTATTAAATAATATTATTTTATACAAAGATTTTTCTAATTCCATCATCGAAGTTATTGATCCACATTATTTTGATAACCAATATTTTAGAATCATTTGTCAAATGATTAAAGAATATTATACAAAATATGAACACACACCGACATTTGATACTCTTGAACAGTTGACAAAATCTGAAGTTAGTTCACCTATGGCTCAAAAGAGCATTTTAGATACGTTGGAACAGGTTAAGAACGTATCAGATGAAGGTTCAATATTTGTTCAAGAAAAAGCCTTAAAATTCTGTAAACAACAGGAGCTCCAAAAAGTAATGACAAAAGCCCAATCAATCATCGACAAAGGTGATTTTGAAAGTTATGATAAGTTAGAAGAAATGGTAAGGGGAGCACTCCAAGTTGGAGAAACAGATAAAGGAACATCAGATGTCTTTTTTAATTTAGATGAGGTTTTAGATGATGATTACAGACATCCAATTCCAATTGGAATCCCTGGTATTGATAACTTATTAAAAGGTGGATTGGCAAAAGGAGAAATTGGTGTAATACTTGCACCAACAGGAGTCGGTAAATCAACATTTACAACAAAAATTGCAAATCATGCATTTAATTTAGGGTACAGTGTCCTTCAAATATTTTTTGAGGACAACCCAAAAATTATTCAAAGAAAACACTTTACACTTTGGACAGGAATACACCCAGATGATTTATCTGAAAACAAAGATGAAGTAATGAATAAAGTCAAAAATATTCAGTCAACAAGAAAAAATAAGTTGATACTGAAAAAATTACCTTCTGATACGGTTACTATGAACCAAATCAAAAATCAAGTAAGAAAAATGATGGCAGAAGGAACAAAAATTGATATGATTATTTTAGATTACATCGACTGTGTAGTACCTGATAAAATGTTAGGTGATGAATGGAAAAGTGAAGGTTCGGTTATGCGAGGATTTGAAGCTATGTGTCACGAATTAGACATCGCAGGTTGGACGGCAACACAAGGAAATAGAAATTCAATTTCATCAGAAGTTGTTACAACCGATCAAATGGGGGGTTCTATTAAAAAAGCACAAGTAGGACACGTTATTATTACTGTGGCAAAATCATTACAACAAAAAGAAATGAACTTAGCAACAATAGCAATAACAAAGTCAAGAATAGGTAAAGACGGTATCATATTCGAAAACTGTAAGTTCGATAATGGTATGTTAGATATCGATACCGAACAAAGTGTAACATTCCTTGGACACGAGGAGCAAAAAGAAGAAAAAAATCGAAACAGAATTAAAGAACTGT